TTAAATATGACACTAAATTCGCACCCGGTGGACAATGTGAAATTCCTAAAGAATTCATCAAAGCACATAATGACGCGGCCGAGGCTATAAAATGATACTGACAGGTGGAATGACAATTGGGGGAATGACTTTAGATACTACCGTGTCGGCTGAACAAACATATACTATCCCGGGTACATATACATGGGTTGCACCCACAGGTGTTACCAGTGTGTGTGTTCTTTGTATTGGGGGAGGCGGCGGCGGGCATTGGGGATATGGATATAACGGCCAACCCCTTGGCGCTGGCGGCGGCGGCGGCCTTGGATATAAAAACAATATAAGTGTTACTCCTGGAAATAGTTATACTGTGGTTGTTGGCGTTGGTGGTACTAAAGATACTAGTCTCAGCTCAGGGGCAACAGATGGCGGAGATAGTTATTTTATCAATACGTCTACTGTCAACGGTGGTGGCGGGAAAAAAGGTGTGGGCGATACGGCAGGTGGCGCAGGCGGAACATATACGGGTGACGGCGGTGGAAATGGCGGGGCAGGCGGCGCCGCAGGTGGCAATTTCAAAGGTTCAGGGGGCGGCGGCGCAGGCGGCTATTCAGGTAACGGCGGCAATGGTGGATCTGCGGAAGCCGGATCAAATGGATCTGGAGGTGGCGCCGGCGGCGGAGCCGGATCAACTAGTACCGGTGGCGGAGGAGGAGGCGGAGGCGTAGGATTACTTGGCGCCGGACCATCCGGAACCGGAGGAGCAATTTCTGGCACATTTACTAATGGCGGAGGTGCCGGCTCCGGGGGAAACTCAGGTAGCCGAGGATTAATAAGTAGCAGAGGTTATAGCGGGGCAAGTGGTACATATGGCGGCGGTGGTGCATCCTGCGCATATAATTCATCGTCCGGTGTTGCACTTACTGTCCACAATGGTACCGGTGCCGGTGGCGCTGTTCGTATTATTTGGGGTTCTGGCCGTTCTTATCCATCAACTAATGTTGGGAATTCGTAAAATATGAAAAACTACGAAAAACATGTAAAAATACGAGATACACTACTTGTTATATTATTTTTAATAATATTAATCCCTCTTTTTACCGGGTGCTCAACAGTAGTACCCGTAACTAATAAATTCCCAGAAGTACCAGAACGATTGTTAGTTAAATGCCCTCAATTAGAAAAATTAGCAAATGAAGCAAAATTAAGCGACATAAGTAAGACGGTTACAATAAACTATACCACTTACTATGAATGTGCAATTAAGCACGATGCATTAGTAGAGTGGTATAAGATTCAAAAAAATATTTTTGATAAAGCCGGTAAGTAATTAATCACTGTTATTTTTGCACTTAGCACGTTTAGCGTTAGTCAATGCGCCATAGTCAACTGGCCATTCTTTTCCCGGTTGCAACTCTGTAGCATTTTTAGGGAAAGCATATTGTACTCCTGCTTGCTTCTGTATTTCACTTATTGATACGCGGAACTTAGTCAAATCATTCCCCAAGTTAACATAAGGTTTGGTATGAGGAAATACCCAGCCAGCAACTTGTCCTGTAGTTTGGTTGATTACAATTTTATAGTAAGCATGGGGCACAATAACTCCCTTACCGATAGTCAAATCACCGGCGCCATACATAGCTCCAACGTATACTGTAAGAGGTTGGTTCAATTGCACAGCCCATCCCCTGACACTTGTTTCTAGTAATTTCCAAATCCCACGATTTAAACTACCATGCTGTGGATACATGTTTGTCATTAAAAAACTTTCATACTCTACGATTTCACTCCAGCTTAAGTCACCATCAGGAACTGCGTGACCTTTGTCATATCCTGTACCTGCATAGTCATCTGGTGTTGCACCACCAACGATACTTTTGTCAGCAACGAATGCGTTAGTGCGTGGCCAGCATCCTAGTGCGTTCTGTGGTAGTAATGTGTAGGCAACATAAGCTGGGATTTTAACTGGAGCATCATATGCTACTAGATATGCTTCACGGCAGATAGGTTGAACCTGTCGTTGTGTCTGTGCAAAGCCATATGGACTATGAACTTGACATACTTGCACTGGTAGCGGGGGACGCTGGTCCCAAGCTAAACTTGATGTTGAAGTTACTAATAATAGTAATGCTAAAAATTTATACATGACAAACCCTTAAATATACGTATATTTATCTCCATACAATATTAAAACGGTACGATAAACGATAAATATATGTAATCAGGACAAAAGTATGAGTTTGACACTATTAAACATTGATATCGGTGACTTGGCCAACGATGGTACGGGCGACCCGTTACGTGTTGCGTTTGATAAAATCAACAATAATTTTTCAACTATATCTTTATTAAATTCTGGGGGTGTAGAAGGGTCACTTCAATATAAGTCTGGAAATTATTATGATGGTTCTGCTAATTTAAAATTTGATAGTGCTAATAGTATTTTAACCTTAAGTGGACAAATATTAGGTAACTTAAATATAGGTAATGCCTCTAACACAGTTTCTAGTTTTTATATGTCTAACACGGGGTTTAGGTTAGGTAATATCAATATAAAAGAAGATAGCAACTTAATAACATTCACTACAAATGTTAACCCACTTATTTTTGCTAGTTTAGCTGGCATACAAGATATCACTGCAAATGGAAATGTTACTTTAGGTAGAACGTTACGTGTAGGAAATTCTGCTAGTGGTACTGTTAATATATCTACAAGTACTAATGCTGCAAATCAAGTAATATGGCAAGTTCCTGCATCGTCAATTAGCACAGTAAGATTTGATATTACCTCTATAGAAAGTAATTCATTTAATAGTCAAACAGTAACTATAGTTGTTAATAAAAGGCCTGGCAGCGCATCTGCTAATTTTGTAGCATATGGTACAATATTTGTAGGAAGTCCTGTTACTAGATATAATGCTGACGTGGTGTCCGGCAATTTAAGATTAATGGTTAGTCCTATACCCAATTCATTAATTACGCACAAAATAGATTTTACAACGGAAGATTAATGAGAGCACACGAATTTATTATAGAGGGTAAGCGTAGGGGCAAAATATCCAAACGCCAAGATCAATCAACGGTTGGGCTTGACTTGTTCCGTGACCCGGACGGATATGACAGAACATACGAGTTAAACCGAATGATGATGGCAGTAGCATGTGCTAATGGTGATGGATCACCCCTAAATATAGATGCAGAAAGTTGGATAGGAAAAGATAATTCTGCATTACCGTATACTAAATTAGAACAAGACATGATGAAACAAGCCGCTAAGGCAATTGGAACAAAATTAAAAGATGTCAATAAAGGTAACATGCGTAGTATGGAATTAGATAGCACATACAAAACCAGCCCAATACTTGGATTTAAAGGTTATTAAAATAATTTAATCATGTATTACGTGTATAAGTAATATTATCACACGTAGGATAAACATGATTGACATAAACAAAACACTTGACCTAATTAAATTTAAATTTTACAACGAGTGGCTCTATACTTCCCATCTATACGATGAGGGAGATTCAAATTATCATAAACAATTGACTACTAAAATAGTCGAAATGTATATTGACCCATTAAATTTACCTAAACAATCTGCAATACTTGATATGGGTTGTGGCCCCGGATACTTCTTAGACGAAATGAAGGAAAGAGGATACACAAACATGCTAGGAATTACACTGAGTGAAGGTGATGTAAAAATTACTAGAGACAAGGGTCATAATGTAAAAGAATATGATATAAGTTTTCTACCTCAAAAAGATGGATTCAATGACGAGACTATTGATTTTATATTTTGTAGACAAACATTAGAACATAGTCCATACCCGATTTTTACATTAATTGAATATAATCGTGTACTAAAACAGGGTGGAAAGATTTATATTGAAATGCCTGCCCCGGATCAAGCCAGACGCCATGAATATAATCCAAATCATTATAGTATATTGGGCCATCATCAACTTGCCGCATTGTTAGAACGTACTGGGTTTGGCGTTAATGATTTTAATGATATCAAATATGATGTAACGATTCCCGCTGATGCTCCTGGTAACGACTCTAAAGAAGATCAGGTTCTTGAAGAAAAAATGTACTGTGTAGTCGCTACTAAATTAAGACCATTAGATATTAAATAATCTAATAAATACATCATGTCCTTTGATGTATGGAAACAAAAACAGTTAATGAATGGATTTGACAAACTCAAGTCCATTCCGTCACGTCAAGAAAACATTGACACAACACTAGAAGACCTTAAAAAACTAAGCGGAATCACTCCTCAAACTATAGGGGAAGAAAGTAATATTAGTATCACTGGAAATGAAAAGGGTCAACTAATGAAAAAACATAATATACAACCTGGAACTAAAGAATGGTTCCAATTATGGTTCAGTAGACCATACTTAACCGGCGAAAAGCC